CGCGCTCAACGACCAGCTCCACATAGCGCCGCTGATCGCGCACAGGATCAACAGAGATGATCTGCCACGCTTCACTGCTCTTGAGCACTCGCCAGGTCGTGTTGATATCAGTGCGGTGCCGGATCGTCACCGTGGCTCGCTGCACAATCTTCAAAGCCTCGCTCGTCACAACTTCCTGGCCATGTGCGTTGATCCAGCGTGCCCACACGGTCGGATTCGGCGACACATTAGCAAATGTAGTCACCTGCGCGCCGCCATCATCTTGTGAAATGGTCGGACTCTGCAGTGTGATCTGCGTCCGCATTTCGCCGGGGTTGATGGTGTAGGCTGGCATTATGCGCTCACATCATCCGCAGGCGATTTCAGAATCACCACATACAAATTCCCGGAAAGATCGCTCGACGATATTTGCTGAATCTGCCCTATCACCGAGATCGTGCTCTCAAAGCTCGAAACCTGACTGCCGCTTACACCATACACGCCGGTCAGGGAGACCACCTGATCGCCTTTTCTCGCCATGGACAGCCAGAGCCCGCCAGGGCCATTCGAGCCGGCAAACATGCGTTTCCGATACTTCAGTGCCTCCGCTTCGAGCTGGCTCAATACATTTGTCAACCCAAAAGGCATCACACCCTCAATCCCAGCCTGGCTGGGATTGTCGTACCAGGAGACAAGCAGCATGCCCGCCGCAGCCTTGGCGATATCGTTGATCGTCGAATCTGCGGTCCAGTCGCGACCTGTTGCGCGTTGAACGAACTCATCCACCATCGGCAGGAGCATCAGCATCACAGCATCGTTGGTGTCGGTACGCACATAATTCGCGGCTTCAGCAGCGGTCAGAATGTTGGCCATGGATATGGCTTAGCCTTTTTTGGACCGCCTTCGCGTGCTGATCTTCTCGATCACGTCATCGATGGAATTTTTATTCGCATCAGATGCCAGCAAATCAGCCGGGGTTTGGGCTCCTGGCTCCACATTCTCCGCTTGGGCCGGGGCTGGGGGCTCAGGCGGACGATCGATCACGATCCAGCCATCCGCTTTGTAAGCCTCGACCTTATCGGGCGGGACGTACATCGTCGCCTCGCCCTTTTTCATGAGGGCATGATCAGACATGGTCTACTCCTTTGGGGACTAACCAGCAAGGATGGCAAGCCATTCGGGTTTGACGGCCTTGACACCCCAGGCAGCTGCCACTTCGAACACGCGCTGGCGATACTCACCGTATTCGAGGACTTGGAAGGAGATCCCACTGACGGGATCAGTCACCACTTCCGAGGCGGTCGCGGCATCACCACCAGGCGGCATCTTCGGCAGACGGGTCAGCAGATGCAATGCATTGCGATGGAAACCCATATTGGCAGCGTAGGAGGCGGCAGAGGAAACAGGATCATTGTTTACCCAGGCCACCTTGATGCCAGGATCTGCAAGCACGATATCGCCATCCCCATCACCCGCAAAGCCGGTTTTGACGATGTACTTATTCGTATCCCGGGCGGTCTTGGTATTGGTGAGGATATCGCCCGCCAGAATCGTGCCAGTTCCTGTATCGACATGGACCGTCTTGCTTCCGGCAGCATAACCAGCAGTCAGATCGACCAGATAACCCGATTCCGTTCCCCCTGTATGGGTCTTGGTTTGTACGCTTTCACGGATCGAAAAACCGTGCACATTGAGCAGCTCACCGCGGCGCAGGAGAGCAACGTCTCCGGACTCATTGGCTTTGTTCAACTGTGTCAGAGTGCGCATATTGGCGCCTGCCGAGGTGTCGATCACCAACTGGCAGTCATCCATCGGGCAACCGTTGTCGGCCAGGATCTTGCGCAGCTGGGCAGTATCAGCCAGGTTGGAGGCGAATGGCGTGGTGCCAGGTGTTCCATAGGCGCGTGACGCATATACATACAGCGCGGCCAGGTCAGCTTCCATTTCGTTGACAAGTGTGCGCATCGCCTGCAGGAATTGGTTTTGCTTTATTTCGCCATAAACAGGCGAGATGCTGGTTACTTCTTCACCGTTCCAGACAAACGGAACTTTGCGGACCTTGGTGATCTTCATTGTCCCCGCACCAATGGTCACCCCGGCCGGATCTGGCAGGGTGGATGCGGGCGTGGCATCGCTGGCGGTCATCGCCCCGACCACAGGGTAAGTGATATCCTGGTCTTTGGCCACTTCCTCGGCCTTGGGATTGACATAAACAGACGGGATGAAGCCAACCAACTCGCGGGAGATTTGGTCAGCGGCATCGTAGATGGTGGGGAGTAACCCCGTAAGTGTGTTTGCGCTCATACTGTAGTTTCCTTATAAGATTGAAAACAGATCGTCGGTCAAACCGTGATCTAATCTTCCACCCTCCCGCCAGACTTCATAAAAGTCATGCGGGCGGCTGGATTTAGCGCGTCAAAATCGGCGCGCTGGATGACCTTGGGTTCTGCATCCGATGGCGCTCGAGCGCCATCGTGCTCCTTCTGGCCGGGATCGGGGGGCGTCGTGAAGAGCCTAGCCATCGAATCATTGACCAGTGATGCATCGCGCATGCTGGCATATAACTCATTGGCATCCTTCGCTTTCTTTTGTGCCTCGTCCAGCGCGGGGCGCAGCGAAAGCGCCGTCTCTTTGCCTTCCGGTGTCCCATCGTTGAAAGCCACATCCATTTCGTTCAGAATGCGCTTCACCTCTGCATCCGCAGCGAGCGCGGCGTCGTAATAGGGTTTTAGGTTCGGCATGTAGATTCTCCTTACTTGAAAATTTGAACATAGTCACGTAGGCGCTGCGCCTCGTGTTCGATATCCATCTGAAGTGACTTGCTGGATGCCACTCCAGACGGGATATTCATATCGAGCAAACGATCAACGGTTTCATCCAGGGTCCCCACTCGATCTGCCATGCCTAATTCAACAGCCTGGCGAGCTCCTACCACGCGTCCCTCCCCGAAACCATTGCGGACCACAGATGGTTTTACTCCGCGGTTGCGTGCCACCCCGTTGACAAACGCATCATAATAATCGGTCACTCTGCTATAGATGGCCGCCCTGGCTTCCTCTGCCAGTGGTTCATACGGATTCCCCTCCGTCTTGAATTTTCCGGCGCTGATCAGAGAGACTTTGATGCCCTCCTGGTCAAGCGCCTTGCTCCAATCCTCATGGATCGCAAAGACACCGATGGAGCCCGCCTCCCCCGAAGGACTCATAACAACCTCATCGGCTGCCGTGCCAATCCAGTACGCCGCCGATGCCATGAGATGATCGACGACTGCAACAACCGGCTTTTGTCCGCGCGCCTCGTAGATCTGATTGGATAATTCTTCGATCCCATCCACTGTGCCGCCTGGACTGTCCACATCGATCACGATGGAACTGACTTCAGGATCTCTGACCAATTTCGAGAACTCCTTGCCGAAGAGCTCCGCACTGGTCGCCCCACTCATTTGCGTCATCAAATTCGCCCTGGGAAAGATCGGCCCAAACAAAGGCAGGATTGCAACCGCGCTCACCCTGCGGTTCGAAGCCGGACGACTCGCGCCATGCATCCGCGTCTCCACTTCCTCCGCATCTAGTTTTTCACCAGATACATGCCGTACAACGATCTCCTGCAGGATGATCAGTTGGCGAGGTATGATCGCCCACGGTGTCTTGACGAATGCCTGCAAGATATACGATCGATCCCGATACATCCGCGGTCTCGCCTCGACGATAAGCGATTCTTCCAACGTGGAATCTGTGCCAATCCCAGGGATTGAATCGACGATATGAGGTTTGGTCATCTTAATCTCCTTGCGATTTGCTAGGCAAATCGGGTACGGGTTCGCCCACAGGCTTATTATTCGAGGTCATATAGAACTTATTGCCTTCTGCGTATCCGTCTCGATCTTCGATCTCACGCGACTCGTTTGGTTGCAAAGTCCCGGAGCGGATCTGGATCTCGTGCAGCTCTGCACGGCTTTTGGCGTTCGTCCGGAGGATGGACGCGCGGATGAATTTAAAATAATTGCTCTGTTGATCTACTTCAGGCAGCCACTGCAGGCGGGCAGCCTGCTCCCATTGCACCAGGTGGGGATCGAGACAGGATTTTAGGTAATCCAAATCCTGCTGTTCATTGCTCTGATAACTTTGTTTGCCGATATTGAGCTTATAGGCCGGGAACTTGAAAAAATTCGCGATATCAACATCGGTGGCTTGCACACTTTCCAGGAACTGGGCATCGCGAAATTGCATCGTGATCGGTTCGAATTTCGTGACTTTATTGTCGAAGACGATCAGGTTGCCGGCGTTATCCGAACCGGTAACACCATCGCTGTATGCCTCACGATACTTGTCCCGCCCCTGCTTATCCAGCAGGGCGTTGACCTGAATATATGCAGAAGGATTGAGTCCCTGCCCCTGCACACTGCTTTGTGTCGCAGACATTCCTATTCGCAATCCAATGGTCTCGCGCGAATACTCCAACACACTTTTGCCCCAAATACCGTTTGTCGAATTGATCATTATATGCAGCACTTCGACCGAGGGGATAAAGCGCTTATCTCCATTCGGAAATCGCACCTCGTACCAGAGATTGCCGCTTGGATCCAGCTTGGGTGTTGTGACATTGATGGGTAGGATGAATAATTCTCGCAATGCCGGTGGTGCTGGCTGCCAGATGAGCGCGTTGCCCCAAAAGATCAGCCACATGACGGACATCTTTTTTAGCATGAAGGGAGACATCCAACGATTCGATGAAATCTCCAGAAGATAGCTCATGTTGCGGAGGTTTGGGTCGGGCGAGATCTGCCGCGTGACACTCAAGTTATTGGACTTCACGCGCATGAACTGCTGCAGAGGCATCGTGGCAATGTCATCGCTGATCGTGTCCGCACAACGAAACACCGTTCCGACCCTCTTCGCCAGCTCCGGGCCCACAGGCTGCCTGGCCCTGGTCTGGGCGCGGCCCGCGTAGAGGTTGCCGCCCTGATCCGGGACAGATTCAAGTTTGCCTGGCTGCTCAGCCTGTTTCGCAGGTGTCAACGCTCCGGAGACGATCATGCCTGTCCTGCCTTTTCGTATACGTATATCGGAAAGAGCTGACTCAATGGACCAGATATCACCCGCAGGCGCTCGGGATGCGGGACACTGTTGCGGCAATCCTCCACCCAGGGACGTATATAAAAGTCGAGCGGATAATGAAACATTGGCGAATCATAGGTCGAAGGCGGGCAATGTTTGCGCGGTCCCTGATAACAATCCATCCCGCACAGGATCACCGGATCGCATCCCAGCCACAAAGCAAACCAGGCCGCCGTATTCGAACTAAAAAAACCAGTCCAGACATTCGGTACATCAAAAATAATGTCAGTGGTTCGCTCCGGGCTGACGTGAATTGCTTGATGCTCCCGCACCGCCTTGACCTGCAAAGGGTTAGTCTCCGGTGTGTCGTTATAAACCATGAAATCCGGCTGGCAATAATAAAAAGCATGATAGTTGACAGCGATCAACACCGCATCCGGGGGCACGTGCTTCAAATCCTCCGGCAGACTCGGACCGCCTCCTAACACCGCTGCAGGCTGTCCTGCAAACCTATCATGCCATTCTGACAATTTCATCCGAGACTTGCCCGTGCCTTTCCGATCAGGAAGCTGAAGGTTAGACAAAAAATGCCGGCAGAAAAAAGGGCGGCAACTGGATGAAGGAAATATGCGCCGGCAGTGATCAATGCTGCACCCAGCCAGTAAAAAACGTCGTCGAGATATTTCACCCAAGCCTGCATGTTCCTTAAACCAAAAAACCGATCACCACCAGGGCATAGCCCAATGGCGTCCAATCGACAACGGGTGATGTGACCTTGAAAGCAGCCAGCCCAAACGCGATCACTGCCAGCCATAGAAAAAAGGTAGAGAGATCCATACTTGACTCCGAGATACTTGCGCGCAGTGCAGGTGTAAAAAAAGCGACCGATGAACCACGCCCTTGGCGTGGCCCATCGGTCGCATCGGTTCCGATCATTCTCCCGGACTATACCAGGAGTGCGCTCAGTTATTGATTGGCATTATAACCCCGAAATGCGAATCATCCCTTGCTAATAAATGACAAACGCCTGGGTGAGATGGTCACCCGAGCGCTTGTCGATGTGGATTATAGAACATACGAGCGCGCTGTCAAGATACAAACTTCTTGTGCGCTCGAGCGGACCAGCTGCAACACAAGATACCTGTTTTTTGGGGGGTGCTGCGATATGCCGCGCTTTCACTGCGTTCGTCCTGGGCCTTCCTGAGGTCACGAATTTCGAGCATCTCCCCAAAATAGTCCCTTTCTTGTTGTTCCTGGAGGACGTGGTCATAAACAAGAAATCTTGTTAGCCCGGGCTCGAGCCTGGCAACACAAGATAATCTTGTCCCTCTTCCGGAATGGATATCCAAACAAGATTATTCGAATGCAGGTTTACTTGGCTTCGGTAGATCAAGAGGGCCTGGGCCTGGTCCAGCAGCTTTGTGAATGATGTCAAACTCATCAGGGTTCGTTATGTCAACCGTCCAAACCGCAGTCACCCTGCGCCCATAATTGGCTGTGATAATAAAGATCTGCGCGCTGAATTTTCCGCGAACAACATCACCTTCCCGTAGATTTTTGAATTCTTCATTGCTCAATTTTACTAAAGCCCAAACTCATCCGAATTAACATACTCCTGATAGCTCGTCTGCTCGCGCAATGGCTGGATCCGGAACAATCCATCGATTCCCGCCGCGAGCAGGTCCACGCGCCGCGTGTCCTTCGACTTCTTCTTCGAGATCATGATGTTCTCCTTCGAGTCCACGATCTCTTGCGCATTCCCCACACACCAGGTCAACAGCGGCGAACCATCATGCACCAGCTTGCCGCTGGCCACAGCCTCGCGAAATAACTTTGTTGGCTCGTTGAGGTTGGGCATGGTCTGCCGCACTTCAATGGTGGTGTAGCCCAGATCATCCAGCTCGTTTTTGAAATGCGTCGCATTATATGGGTCGTAACCGATCTCGTGCACCTGCCAGCCATTCAGCGCGGCATAATGGATCTTGAGCAATCTGGCCTTTGCCACTTTTATTTTTGTCACATCTTCCGATTGCATCTCTTCCGCGAGTAATTTTCCATTGATCGCCCCGATCTGCTCCTCCAGTGTTTTGTAATCGGTGACATCCCCCTGGGTGATCGTCAGCCAACCGGCCTTCGCCCAGGCTCGATACGGGATGCGGTCCGTTTTCTCGTGACGTTTGACCGCTTCTTCAGGCATGAATCCATGTGCACAGATCCCGATGCGGTCATTCGGTAATGCGAAGACGTAACCCAGCGCGGTGAGATCGATCTTCTTGGATAGGTCCACACCCACCACACACAACAGCCCGCGCGTTAACTCCAGGAACGCTGCGCGCGAGACTGCACACTGGTCCCACTTCGACGGCTCCGACCCTTCCCCCACCATATAATTGCCCATATAGCTGGCTTCATTTCCATGCACCCACGTGTTGAGATTCTTCACCCGGAACGCGCGGATCTTCTCCGGGATCTTCGAGCCAAACGCCTCATCATGCTGCTGCTTCAGGCGCTCCAATCCCTTTGGCGTCGACGCGCGCAAGGGGTTCGACTTGAGCCAGTTCTTGGGTTTGTGCTCATCGTCGTTCTCATCCATCTCACGGATGATCACAAAATAACGTTCATTCTTGGTCGCATCCGACTTGTCGCTGACTGATCCCTCGATGATCAGCTTGCAATAATCGTACTCCTGGTGACAGGGACTCTCCACATCATCGCCCGCGGTCGTGATCGTATAGATCAAGGGCTGCGCGCGCTGGCCCTGCGCGGTGGACATCAGATCAAAGAGCTTGCTCGTGGGATGGGCATGATACTCATCGATGAAAGCGCAGCTGGGATTGAATGAATCTTTATTCTTGACCTCGCCCGAAAAGGCTTTCATCTCGCCGCCGCGCGTACGGTGGCTCATCTCGAACTTGGCGATCTTCAATCGCTTGCGGATGTCGCGGCTTTTCTCCCCCATCCTCTGCGAATAATTATATAAGACTCTTGCCTGGGCCCGGTCCATCGCCGTGCAATAAACCGATGGGCCTTCCTCCATGTCACCCACCATCATGTACAAGCCGATGCCGGCGCCGCGCGTGGTCTTTGAATTCTTGCGCGCTTCGGTGACGAAGGCCTTATTGAACCGTCGCAGGCCCACGACCCGGCCATTCGCGCGCGTGATCGTCTCTGTCTTCGAGACCCATCCAAAGATGCACGAGAGCTCGAACACGTGCGCCGGAATCAATTCAATCGGCTGCCCGGCGAGCGCACCCTCCACATGCACCAGGTGCTTGAACCATTCTATGGAAACAAATGATGCCTGCTCTTCATCGAAACACCATGGCCACTCCGGATCTCGCTGCGGGACCGGTCGCGTGGTCGCCTTTTCAATATGCTTGGCTGCGATCGCAGGCAGCTGCCCAGCGCGCGCCAGGTCATATAGATGGCGAAGACAGGCCAGCCTCTCCCAGCGGCCTGTGACAATATTGCCTTCGACCGAATCAAGTGCATACTGTGTAGCTGGGTGCATCTCAATCAAACTTCTCCCCAAACTCATCTTTGCCTGGGCCATCCGCGCGCTTCTTGATCAAACGCGTGCGTGAATCTGGAGTGAAACCTAATCTATCCGAATATTCCATGATGCGCCGCATATAGGTTTGCAGAATTCGATGATCATCCTTTGTCAGTCGTGCTTTATCGGCGATCTTCTTGTATCTCGATATCCCATCGCAGAACAAGGCCAGGACCTCGCTATCAAGTGCATCGAGCATATCCTTCCCACCACTCAGCCCGGCGATCTCAGCAACCTTCTTGGTCCAGATCTCCCGCGCGTCCTTACTGATCCAGATCGGGGGCTCGATTCCCGCGCTGTCCTCGCGCTCGAAAGCTTTTGCAGCATCCTCGCGCGCTAATTTCTGTTTACTTGTCCAGTGTTTTCCACCATTTTTCTTCCCCACTCCCATAGTTTTCGCGGCAATAGTCCTGGCAGGCATCGCATCTCACAATCTCATGTTGTCCCTAACAATAACAGAAAGCGGATTGGGGACTCTTTCACGCGTCTGCC